CCACAGTGTCTTCTCCGTAACGATGGGGAAGCCTGCGGGCCACACGGTTGTCCAATTCAACCCAGTATTCCTCGGTTGCAGGGTTATAGCCCACCGCTGCCAAGCGTTGGTCAATGACCTTAACAATGGCTGAATCCTCGTCCTTGCCAGACGGGTCGTACCAATTGTTAGAATCAACCCACTCTTTGGCATACGCCGCAATACGAGGGTCCTTTTGGGGCTTAGAGGGCTGTGAATTCTCAGCCTGTTCCTTAGCCGCCTTCAACTGACGGGCACGCTCCAATGCCGCATCGCGAATCTGCAATGCCTTGGTGACGTCCTCGCCCTGACCCTGCTCAATGGCCTTTGCCATGATGCGTTCAGCCATGTTGGCTTCGTTCAAAGCCTCATTCAGCCGCTGGTCAACCGTGTTGATATTGAACTGCGTGGTTTGCTTTTCGACAACCTGAAGACGCTTCTTGAACTCTTCGTTCTCAGCCCGAAGGAAAGCCAACTCACGCTCTTTGTGCTCAATCGCAGCCTTTCGGCGGAACTTCCGCTGCTGGCGCTGGGCACGCTTTTCCTCTGGAGTTAGAGCGCGACGACCATTAGAACGATCATCTTCATCGTCATCGTCCGAATCAGCCAAGCGCTCGTCATCTGCCTCTTCTTCAGCAGACGCCTCCTGCTCCGGGGCATCGGATTCAGCCTGAGCCTCAGGAGGAGTTTCTGTAACTACATATTCTTCGGCCTCTTGGGCCTCATCACTTTCAGTCAGTTTTTCAGTAGCCATGGATCACCTCAGATAAAAGCCTTGATGGCAAGCGGATCGCCTACCACCCCGCCTACGATGTCCAAATCGTTGAAAATAACGAACAGAGCTTCCTCTTGCCCGTCTTTGCCAAACGGCACCTTCCAACGATCTCCGCCGTACTTGGGAACTCGTACAAATTCCCCCGGCTTGCACCATGACCCTTCCGGCCACGATTCCATCGTATTGCGGTTCTTAAAAGCCAACGGACCAAGCGTGATCACTTTGGCAATCTGAGTGTTCCAAACCTCAGTCTCACGGGTTTCAGTGTGCAGAATAATGCCGCCCTCAGAAGTCTTCTTAGCGGTACGAATCTGCACCAGTACGCGAGATCCAAAAGGAATCAAACCCGGCTCTACACTAGGAAAAGCCTCATTAGAAGTCATTTAAAAATCCTCTTCGTCTTCTTCCTGATCTGTGAGAAGACTATTGATGTAGTTAATTGCGGCCTGCAACCCGGCGTAAGTGCCCACTGCCTTGCCATATTCAAAACGAGCATCCTTACCATCTAGTTGCCGCTTCATCGCGTCGTGTGCAACGCGAGCCTTGGCCAACTCCAACTCGTCTATCAATCGCTCAATCATGCGTTTTTCTTCCCCTTGGTCATCATTGCGGGCGTTGCCTTGGGGTCGCCCTTTACCCCCTTCGGACCCATGTCCATGCCCTTCTTAGGGCCACCATTCACCATCTTCTGACCAGACACGTTGACGCCCATGGCCATCATCTTGTGCTGGTTCATGTAGTCATTTGCCATAAATCACCTCTTAAGGATTAATACCTGTACCCGTCGAAACCCCAACCTTCTCGCCCGTGATCGTTTCCATCGCGGCAATCTGCTTCGCCGTATCGTTGTCCTCACGGTTCGTAACCAACTTGACCTCAAGCTCCGCCGCCTGACGCTTATCCAGCCGGTCCTGCTTGACCATCTCACGCTGCATATTCGTCTCTTGACGCTGGGCAGAGTCCTGAACCTCACGCTGCAACTTGGCCTGCGCCAACTGCAACTCGGCCTGCTTGACCGCGATATTGGCTTGATCCGCCGACGCCTTGCGCTGCACTTCGGCCATCTGAGCCTGTACCTTCGGATCCTGCGGGGCGCTCATGCCCTGCAACTGCTGCAACATGCCAACAGCCTGCTGAACGATCTGCGGAATAGCACCAAAGGCCCGCGCCGCATCCGGAACAACACGCTGACTCGTCGCCGCCAGAAGCTGGTCCAACTCCTTCTTCACTTCCGTGCTCTTGATCTTCTGGAACTCGCTGATGTCTTGACCCGCAGCCGAAGAAGCCACCTCAAAAATATGCGTGGCATACCACAGCGCAATGTGTTCCTTGATGTGATTCAAAACCAACGGAATAAACTGCGGGGCCATCAGCATCGAACTGCCCAGAATCGGAGAAGTCAGGTAGTCCAAATGCACCTGCAAGTGCGCAAGATGGTCCTGCTCCGGAAATGCAGTAATCGGACGACCCAAAGACGCAGCCACGTTCTCGTTGACCGCATTCATCTCCTTGGGCTCAGGAGCAGGTACCAGCAACTCCTTAACATTCGGAATGCGCAACTGCTTCAAAATGCGCTCTTCAACCTTGCGAATGTTGTAAACCTGCGGAAGAGCCGCTGCTCGCTGGCTAAGAGCCTGAACCTGAGCAAATCGCTGCGCTTCAGAGAAAATGTTTGGGTCAGAAACCGGAACCACATCCATCGGGCCCAAGAAGTCAGACCGCTTGACCAGCAACTCGCCAGTCTCGTCCTTGACCTCCTCGTTCTCCAAATACATCGCGTTGATACGATGCAGAACCTTCAGCGTGCGACCCATCGCATCGTGCAGCCGAGCGTGAATTGCATTGAATACAATCATGCCCTGCTCAATTCGCGCCAACTGGGTGCCAACCGGCATGTTGCCCTGATTGTCGGCAATGTCCTCTAAGGTAGTGCGAACAACGCCCTTACCCGCATCAATCAAAAAGCCAAGCAACCGGAACAACGTCTCCGAAGGCTGGTTGAACGGCAACGGCATCGCAATCTTGCGAATATCGTCACTGAACGCACCACCCTCAATCTCCTTCACCTCGGTCGGATCAATGCGCTCAGACTGACCACCCTCGCGGCCACCCTTCAACTTCAACATGCCGGGGAAGTTCGCAATGTGTGCACTGTCCAACAACGCACGCAAAGCACCCGTAGCCGCTGCCGAAATGCCGCCAATCATCTGCGGGATGCCAATCGGATACGCACCACGCCACGGCACAAACGGGAACTCAACGATCCACTGCATCTCCTCAAAAGTAGGATCGCTCTCCTGCCAGTTGCGGTAAATGCTCAAAACCTTGCCGGTCGATTTGTCAATCGAAATGATGTACGGCGCTAGCCCATACTCTTCTTCAAGGTCCGCAATCGCGTAAACCTCAAAAATCGTTCGCAGCCCGTCAACGTCATACGCCCCGTCGTCACGACCCTCAATCTTGTTGTTCGCCTTCTCACTGCGCGATACATCAGGGTCAGCCGTCGTCGGCGCTAACTCCGCATCCCGGTACATCCCAGAACGCACGCGCTGAAGATACTCAATCTCCGTCACATACTGAACGTGCGTCTTGCGCTCGGCAGAATAAAAGTTCGTTGCCGCATACGGCAGGTAAATGTCATCGATGCCAATGAAGAGAGGCACCGGACGCTTCTTGTTCCCGTCGTAAGAAAGCTTCAAGTACTGTGCGCCACCCAGCGGAACCTGAGTGAGCAACTGCTCCAACTCGGCCCGAAACTCCGGCATCTGCTGGGTCAACTGCCAATTCAAATACCGCGTCTTGCGCTGCGCCTTGGCTACCTTCTCAGCCGTGTCTTCCCCAATAATCTGATCTTTCGCAGGCCCCTCAGCAGGGAAAATCTCCTTAATAGCGCGGGCAGAGAAGTCCACGCAGACTTCCGTGAGCATGGGGTGCACAACTCGACTTGCACCCTGAAACGAAGCGCCGCCCGGTGCATCATCTCCAAGTCCCGTCCGTCGAATCCCCTCTTCATACTGCTCGTCGCGCTTCTTTCGCGCTTCCTTGTCCTTGGAAATCAACCCCACCAAGCTCTGCGCCAACTCATCCATGTCGCCTTCGGGCAACTCTTCAGCCAAATTGGCGTAAAACTCCATCTCCCTGACAGAAACAACAGACTCTTCTTCAAGAATGACTATCGCACCGCCGTCCTCAGTGTCCTCAACCTCCGCCGCCTCCTCGGGCAGCTCAAACATCTCGCCCAATTCCTCTTGGGCACCCTCAATCGGATTCTCACTATCAGACGCCATACGGGTTTCCTCTTGGCCGCTCGTTTACAATCAGCCTCGGTTGCAACGGCTTGGGTTTGCTCACACTTATCATATCCCTGTCAGCCAAGAAACGTAATCCCTGTGTGCACGCATCCATCAAATCGTCGTGCCGAATGCTCCCCTCGCCCGAAAATGCACACAATTGATACAAAAGCGGCTCCGCCCAGCTCCTAGCCTGCCCCTTTCGCTTCTCAGACTCCACAAACCACACCATCCCACTCGCAAAAAGATGAGAAACCATGTGCAAACGAGTCAATTTCGACGCCTTTCCGGGGTTGTACGCATGCGCAACAATGCCCTCACGAGTCAATAACTGCCGCAAACTAATCCCAGACCCTTTGTCCTCAATCACAATCGTGTCCGGACGCCGACCAAAGCCCTGAGTACGGTTCGGACCCACCAAAGGACGAATTACAGGCCGCTGCTCCTCCCCACCATAATAAACTTCACGCTCCCGGTGAATCCGCTTGATCAAATCAGGCATCCCTAACCGATCTTCCCAACAATCCAGCAAGATAATGTTCGGTTTGTCGTCCTGATGGAATAAACCCAACACCACACACGCACTCGGGTCAGCGTCAGAAGTCTTCTTGTCCCGCGTCTGCTCCGTAAATGCCGTGTCCAACGACATCACTATGTGCTCCAACACCGGCAACGGCTTCTTCGCTGGCCACAAATTCACCCAAGAACGCCGAATAATCCCCTGATCCTCAGGATTCAATACCTCAGCGTGAATCTCCTGCCGCCCAAGCGTCGTACCCTCAAACTTCAACAACTGCGCCTGAAACGTCGGAGCCAAATTGGCAATGTTTTCGTAAGTCGATGCCCTCGTAACGTGAACATCCACCCCATCACGCTCAATCAAGTCCCGAATCAATGCCTTCGGCTTCGGCGTCGTCGTCGCTACAATCCTTGGATGCTTGCCCAATCGAAGCGCAAACATAATCATGTCCCACGCCTCTTGATCGTATTGCCACGCCGCTAACTCGTCCGTCCACGCCCCATGCCACTGACCACCACGCAACCGATCCGGAGTCTCCGCCGAAATGCCCTTAATAAGCGACCCGTTAACCAAAATGATTTCCGAAAGCGAACGGTTGTACTCCTTGACCAACTTCTCCGGAATGACACTGATTAACCCCGAATCACCCTCAAAACAAGTGTCTCTAATGTCCGCAGAAGTCGGCGCACACACCAACCAACGAGTCTCCGTAGCCTGATACGCCTCCCACCATATCCACTCCGCCGCCGCACGAGTCTTGCCCGCACCACGACCCGCCAACATCAACCACACCGTCCACTCCCCACCCGGCGGAATCTGATGCTTGTGCCGAGCCTGCTCCCACTTGGTATGCGATAACAACGCCTCCAAGTCCGGAACACTTAACTCGTTGAGTTTTTTTACTAACTCTTTTTGCGTTAGCTTGGGTTGCATGGCCGGTTCCGTGGCCGGTGGGCTCATACTTAACGGAAACGCGAAGTCTTCTTGGCAATCTTCGACGGCTGGGGAACAAACTGCTTGCCCTTGGCCTTGCCCTCACGCTTGGCCCTCGTCGTAGACGCATACTCCTGCGCGGAAAGCGACTCAATCGCCGCCTTCGGAAGATAACGCTCGCCAGTTTTAGACGAGGGCTTGCCCGACTTAGTGCGCCACTCTTGAGCGGTCCAGTCTTTGAGAGACTTCTGTGGTGCTTTCATGGCTTAATCTCGGTATCCGCCGCCTTTTTCTTTATAGCGTTTGGCCAGTAGCTGTGCTTTGCGGGCGCTCCATTGACCCGCTGCCGTGCCCTGAGTGGCACTCGCCTTGATCTCGTTAAACAACTTCTTGCGCATCTCGGGCTTCGTGTAATTGCCCGCCGCGTTAACCTTACTCTTCGACGCCATGGTCAACACTCCAGATTTCAGTTTGACGCTTCAATTTAGGCCAAGACGACTCGGTAATAAACGACTTGTCCTGTACCAACAAATGGTTCGTAGGTTGCGCCGTAAAACGCCCGTTGTCTAGTTTGATGAAGTAAAACTCCTTGCTCTGCTCAGGCTCCGCACTAAAACCATCCAACATCGGAATCGCGGTAAAGAGATAGGTGCCGGTGTATTCCTGCCGGGATCTGGTGCGAGTCCGAATACGGGTCCCTTCAAGAAACGGATACTCGGTCGTACTAAAGTGTATGCCGTAGCAGTCCCATGTCTGTGCGTCGCCGGGGTCCCAAGAGGTTTGTGTGGGGCGATGGGCTAACTTGTGCAGCGAAACGTTCCGGTAAACAGCCCCGCACTCCAAGAGCAAATGACATCCCCAAGTCCTGCCGGGGTGCGAGACCAACCCAAACCACGCTACCCGTAGCCACTCAGCGTTGCCAAAGGTATGAGGCTCCACATAACAGTAAGTGTGCCGGGGTAGGGGACCCGCGCCAGTGTGTAGCATGTAGCAAGAATAACACAAGTCGGTAGCGTTGCAAAAAGTAGCGGGGGACCCGGGGGGTTGAATACCGCAGATGGGACCCTACACCCCCCCCGTCAAAAAGCGTGCGCCCGCCCACCCCCCGTCCGCGCCAATTGCCGATCAGTCCACAGGCCCCCGATGGTACCTACAGCCCGCGTTATGCATTGGCGCATATTGGCAGAGGGACAAGCAGGACAAGACAGGACAAGGCAGGACAATGCGCCATAGATTACTAGTCAAGATTGTACAGCACTATTTGTTATCATATTACTATTGCCATACGCAACCTGCTTGCGCTAATATGTAGTCGTTCGACAACTAAACAGCGGAGACAGCACAAATGAGCTACACAACAAACGATAGCGAAAAGAAGCACAACGGATGGACGAACTACGCAACATGGCGAGTCAATCTAGAAGTTTTTGACGGTATGGACGTTCGCGAAATGTTCGAGTCCGAAGTAGAAGAAGGAGACGCTTATTCTCTTTCAAAGGCGCTCAAGAACTACGCGGAAAGCGTCATAGATGAAGATGGCACGCGGGAAGGGCTCGCAGTTCACTACGCTCTAGCGTTTCTTTCCGATGTCAACTGGTATGAGATTGCAGAGCATATGCTTGACGATATAAAGGCGGAC